TGGCTAGTGCTTCCTTGATTCTGTAAACTTGCACCTGCTATGCTCTGGCGTTGCTTGTGCTCGTCCTTGAGATAGTATGTAACTAAGTCGAGAACAGCAAGTTTTAAGTCCCCAGGAATAGCTGAGTATCCTGCAGTATACACTACTTTTACTGCAGCTACTCCTGTCGCCCAGTTTTTATACCCAGCAGATGTAGTACGCAAGATACTGTCTGTTTTTGTATCTAGTGCGTACTCATACGCTCCGGTTGTGAGAGTTTCATAAGAAGAGTTATAAGCTTGCCTCTCTTGTACGCTCACAATGGAATTAACGGGACTTTCAGTAAGCTGTACTACGGAAGTGCCCCAATCAATGTTGAATTCTTCTGTTTTATTAGAGGAATAAAAGTCTACAAAACTGTTTCCACAATAAGTTTTTACTAATTGGCTTACGGAAGGAATTAATACATTTAAACGGCCGTCGTCTTTCGGAGCCGAAATACCTTCTGCTGTTTTATAATCTTGTAAAGTTATTAAATTAGCCATAAGTTAATTAGTAAAAACTTAGGGGAGGAGAACCTCCCCCAGTTTCCATGATTACCAAGGTAATCAGTCGTATCAATTACTGATACTCGATTCGTACTGCAGGCTCGTTGTTTGTTACGCCAGCAACCAACTCGTTAAATCCGAGAGATTGTGCGGCAACGATAGCCGTTCGCTGACCAGCTACTTCGTAGTCGGTCTCGATGCTAACACCCTTAAGTCTGGGCATAACATAGTTACGTACGTTTACGGCAACGGCAGCTGTTCCTGTAAATCCGCCAGCTTCCTTAGTACCTTGAGCAAGTGCATCAGTAGCAATTACGGGAGATCCGTACATGCTTCCAACAGCACCGATCAGCTTCATTGCTGTATCGGAACCAACTTCTGACACGTCAGAGAAGGCTGCATCAGCGATGAGGTTGTAATACTGGTCAATACCAACGATATATGCAACATCATTAGGATTCATACCATACTTACCCATCTCAGATCGGATGGAAAGCAAGTTAGCGCCAGTAATAGCATCGGAAGTTCCAGATGCATCGGGGTCAGTTACGAGAGCAGAGTCTGCTGCGAGGAAAGATCCAGTACCGTCAGTTCCAGCTCCACCTACGAGACCTGCAAAGGATGAATTACCATTAAGAATGGCAGAGTCGATTGCCTTTGCGTGTGCTCTTGCGAGTGCAGAAGTAATAATAGGCAGAACGCTTATCACTACTTGCTCGTCAGTATCATTCGCTATGAATGTACCAGATACGAGTCTGAAAGCCTGTAACAATACACGATTAACGTTGTAGTTGTTGTCAGAGGCACCAGCTTCTTCCAATAGGTTGTTAGCTGTTTCCAAACCAGTTCCGTTCCAGTTTGCATTCTCAGTGTCAGGTGCGATTGGTAGTACAGTTGCACCAGATGCTACAGCGATTTCACGGAAGAGAGGAGCAACCTTCTGCTCTAATCTTACTTCCTCTTCAAAAGCTTGTGAAACGGTTACGTCGATACCAGCTGCGCTAGTAGCGTCATAAGTTACGCCTGCTTTTTGTAAAACGTCTTTCGCGAAGCCAGTATCCCAGCCTTTGCGAGTAATCTTACCAAGAATATGTGCAGCAAGAAAATCTTTCTTGAATGAGCTAGTATCAGAACGTCCTCGATTTTCGAAAACACGCTTTGAATCACGCATCTTCTCGATTTCTTCTGACTTCTCTTTAAGCTCTGCTGCGTGCTGCTTAAGGACTACGTCCATCTCAGCATCTTTTTCAGCGATCTTAGCTTCTACGTCTTGAACCAAACGCTCAGCGCCTGACTCAACAGCAGTTGCTACAGCCTGCTTAACTTCTTGTTCCTGCTGAGCTTTGGCTTCTGCGTCTGCAGTTGCTTTCTCTTCAGCTTCCTTTTTTACAGCTTCTTCAGCTGCTTTTGTCTCGGCTTGCTTCATGGCTATCTTAGCAGCAGTTTCCTCAGCTACTTTTTTAGCAAAAGCTTCCAAGTCAACGGGTTGAGTTGTCTCTTCAGACATTGTTATCTCCTTTTGGACTTGCGCCCCGTCACTATTAGTGAAAGTTTTTTTGAATTCCTCGTACTCTGCCATAGAGTCAAAGGACTTCGCCAGTGAAAAAGTAGCTGATTGATTGCATGGTACTGATACTACCGATACCTCAAACAACTCAGCGTCCTTTATCTTTAATCCGTCGGTTTCCTCTAAATAATCAGCGTCCTTGACTCGGAAACCAACAGAAAAGGCTCCAAGAACACCGTCTTTAACTAAATCTACAACATCTTTTGCTGCTTTGCTAATTTTAGCAGTCAGCTCCAGTCCGTTCTCGGTAGTTTTTAAGCCAGTGGCCCTACCAATAGGTCTGTTATAATCATGGTTGAAAAGAATTATGGGGTTCTTTTCAAAGTTTTTCAATCCACCTTTAGTCCATGCATCAACTGATATTGAGTCACCTGCGCGATCAAAGTCATGTGTGCTTGCCATACCTCGAATCATAACACTACCATCATCCTCGGTATGAGACTTAAAAGTAGAGGTGAGATTAAATACTTTCTCCATTTGCCCCCTCTATTTCCGCTTCTGCGGTCTGTGCCTTCTTCAGCTCTTCCAAAGGATTAGCTTCTACAGGCTTTACATTAGTTAGTCCTTTCATAAGCTCGGGACAAAACGATTTAGTGAATTTTTCCATAATCGACCACGATCCAAATATCTTCTTTATAGTAGGTATTTTTATCTCTTTCGGTCTATTCTCATCAAGTGAGAAATCTCTTGGGCTTGGAATGTACCCTTTCTCTGCGAAGTACATTGCCATTGTAACTGCCATTTGTTTCTTTTGTTTTGACGATCCCGCCATTTATTCTTCCTCTTCTTCTGTAGGTCTTCCGCCTTCGTCTGGGTTTGCTGCACTTCCTGCTATGTTTGCAGGCACTCTTACATCATCTTGTCCTGTTACAGGCTCAAAGCCAAGTTGCTCTCGCGCTTCGTTCACTGTGATTATACCCCCATTTACAAGAGAGGTATAGTAAGAAGATTGGTCTCGCATCTCAGGCTGTAAAGCAGGTATGTCTGTAATGTCTTCTTTTATCTTGAACCCGAAATATCTTTCGAATCCAAAGTTGAGTTTTCGAACTATAGGTAGTATAGTCTCAAGATAGTACAATCGTAAATTCGGGCGAATGTTGGCGTTGTTACCAGAGTCCAGTAAAATTGGAGGGACTCCAAGCGCCTTCAATATTATCTTTTCGTTTTCTGCTATCGAATTTTGAAAATCTAAATCTTTAAAATTTGTATTTGAATAAGAATCTATTTCAATACCACCATCCAGAATTAAAGGTCTTTTTCCGCCTGCATCTGGTCTATATCGTATTCCCCAGGATTGTATCATTCTTTCCTTGATCTTCTCTGATAGCGTATTGGGGCTTTTCAGTACAAGACCTGGAACTGCTCCGTTCTTGAAAAAGTTATCCTGAAACTTTCTCATGTTCGCCATGAGCTGCATAGTTCTAAGAGCGGGGCTGAGTCTAGGAACTCCTCTGTATATTGAGTAGAAGGAGTTTTCTTTGATATGAATTATCTCTTTGGGAGAGTAGTCAACTTCACTACTAAATGTATACTTCTCTACATAAGTGTCCTTACTGGATACAATCTGCATCTTACTAGAAGGAAGATGGTATAGATGTACTCCGTCAAAATATATAAAGATGTTTCCGTCTAGTATAAAGTCTGTAATTAAGTTTCTTTTAAACGTATTTACATCTTGGTAAAGATTTGGCTCGTAGTTAAGAAGTGTGTCAACTTTAGCTCGCTTTATTCCTTTTAAAACACCGTTCAGTCGCTGAGACCCTACTATAGTTGCGGGAATCTCAGCTGCATCATCTACAATCATATTGACTGCACGATTTACGATTTCTAGCTCTTCGTACTGCCGTTCATAGCTGACAGTAGGTTCACGAGTACCCTGTGTATCACCACCAATGTACTGCTGAGAAGGATTTAACTTTTCTTCGTCTTTCCTTCCTAGAAATCTGTCATACCATGCCATGTTTTTCTCTTTGTATCTCTACCCAGCGTATTTGTTTTCGTGCTGTTCCTAGGCCTGGGTCTCTTCCGTATACTTTATGTAGTTGCTGGTGGTGGTTCCGACACAGAGTAACAGTATATTCGTAAAGTTCGTCGTGGTGTTCCTCTATAAAGTCTTCTCGTATTGCCAGAATGTACTTAGGGTCTAGATCGTTTTTCTTCAACCATTTATGCACCAACGGTGCAAGCGAATAGTAATGGTGAAAATCAAGCTTAGTCATCACACCACAAATGTAACACTCCGATGCCTTTTCGTACTTATTCTTTGCTTTGTCTCGAATATACTTTACTACGTCTCGTTTCAGTTCAGGCATCGGGGTTTTCGATTTCTAAATTTTTATTAAAAGAATTATACCTAGTTTGGGATATCATGTCAAACATTATTTTTGACCAGGTATCCTAAAAACTTATTGCCGAAGTCTCAAATGAGTATAATGCGTACCTCAACGCGTCGGCCATGTGCGATGCATAATTGTGTTTCGGTTTCTCTTTCAGTAGGTTTGGATTGGGGTCCCACTGGTATTGATCCAACGCTGAAAGAGATTGTTTACACGTCTGTTCAACAAGTAATTGATTGTTATCTACAATTCCTGCTACCTGCGCGATACCATCCAACACGGATTTCTTTGCGTTGATTGTTGAAATATCGTAATTCTGTGCAAAGTCGAACCTGGTCTGCTGTGCAGCAGAGTCAATATAAATGTAGTCAATATCCCATTTATCAATTCGTTTTTGTATTTCTTTTGCGTGGGTTTCTGTTGTTTGTTCTGCATCTAAGTATTCATCCAATAAGTAAAACTTTTCCTCGTCCCAGTCGTAGCCGATTACACAAAAGGCCGTAGGGTCTCTATAGCCCACATCAAGTCCCGCAAAGACATCCATTTTGGACGTGTCGATTTCTTCGAAGTTGCCAATGCATTCCTCATGATTAAAGTTCCAAATCTGTCCCTCGTATGTGTTGAAGTCTGCTTCATACTCTTGTCTAAACTCAGCCTCCGACATGGATTTCCTAGCTTCCGCAATATCCGTTTCAGACATACGAGGATTATCTTTATAAGTAGCACGAATAGACGCCCACTCCTTGAACTCATCTGAAAAGCCTCTATAGAAAAAATCTGAGAACCAGTTGTTCTTTCCTCTTGGCGTTGATATAAAAATCGCCTTTGAATTGTCTTTGTCTAGTGTGGGACGTAGTGCTACGTTAAAAGCATCCCTGCCATCGGCCAAAGCAGCCTCATCGAAGATGATAAGGTCGTAGCTACGACCAACACAGCTATCAACCTGATTAACACTTCCCATTCTAATTGTGGACCCATTTGTTAACTCTATTACTTTATCTTTTGCATTGTCTTTCGCAACTTCTAAATCAAAGTGTTTTATCAGATTTCTCTGTAAGTCAAAAGAAATCTGAGACAAGGCATAGTTGGGGGACATTATGAGTATGTTTGAGTTGGGCACTAATGATACCAGCTGCCCAATTATGTTTGCGATGTAGGTCTTACCCTGCCTTCTCGAAACTGCCGCACATACAAAACGGTATTTCGGATTGTTAATCGCGTTGATAATCGCCACCTGACTTTCAAGTGGCGTTATGCCGAGTAGCTCCAAATATGGGTCTACTGGTAGTTTAAGAAACCTCGTCTCAGATTGTAACTCTAGTAGCTGTTCGGAAACTATGTCCCGTCTGCTAATTTCTACTGCCATGACTACCTCTTACTTTTTACTTCCTGTGTATAACCCAAACCACGCAGCTCCAGCACCTACTATAATTGAAATAAGTCCTGCTTGCTGTGAGTTAGGATCTGGCAGCGCCATAAACCACATGGTGCTGTAGTATAAAAGAAAGATATATACGCTTAGAAATGCTCTTGGAAATATTCTCCAACTATCTACTGCTTCTGCTAAGTCTATCCAACCCTGATACTTATTTTTTCCTTCTTCGCTCATGACTTCTCCTTGACGTGAGTGCCTCTTTTCTTATGGCCGTTCCAAGCCACGAAGCCCGCAAGTCGGAGCGTCCAATAAGCCAAGTAGTTTAAAAACTTGAATCCATTTACTTCAATACAAATATCTCGAAAGAGTCTGTCCATGTACGCTTGATTTTTATAACCAATGGTTGTGCCGTCGTTTTTGAGAAGTGTCGCATATTTATACCCATAGTCATGTACCAGTCCACCCATCAACAAAACTCCGACAGGCGAAAGAAAGGTCGCAAGAAACTTAGGTACAGAAGCCCCATCAAATTCAAACCCTGCAGGAATCATAAAGTTGGTTCCTTCTAGTTCAAAATGAAAGTCCTCTGCTACTTCCCACTGACGTTTGCCTAACATCCACATGAGTATTCCTTTCCAAAATCCTTTGTCTTTTGTGTCTATTGCTATAGGTTGTAATACTGGCATACCAAACGGCATGCCAAAGCCTACACGCTCTTCTCCTTGACCATCAAACCAACTGATCACAAAACCTATGAGAACTAGAACAATGAAGATACTCCATTGCCAAAAAGCCATTGCAAGCTCTAAAATCATATCCATTACTTTCTCCTTTTACGCGTACTGCTGCGTTTTTTCTTCCTTTTCTTATCTTTAAGTGTTGCGGCCACCTTGGTTAGGCGGCCGCTTTTCATTAACTTATGAAAACGTTTAAAGAGTTTAGTAAGTCTACTTTTTCTTTTTCTTACCACGCTTTTTCTTCTTTTTGGGATATCCTACACCTTTTGGCATTATGATTCCCCACAGCTACAAGGACTACATTTACAAACTTCACACATAATCTACTCCTTTTTCTGGAGTTTTACCTCCAGCTCTTTGATCTTTAACTCTAGTTCCCGCACCCTCGTCACAGTTGCCTGCACTTCGGGTGGGGGAGTAAAGTTGTTGATCCACTCTTCACTTTCTAAAACATCCTCTTTTACTAAATCCAAGTCATGGCGTAAGAAAGTCAGCCTCTCTGTAATTCCAGTGTATGCGTATACAGAGATGGCTGTAAAAGCTACCAAGCCCACAAGATTCTTGAGTGGGATTGCGAGTTCTGTGGTATCATTTATCTTTGTCGCCATTATATGTTAAATCTAAATCTTCCCATGATTTGTCTGGGTGGGATCAACTCTATGCCTGTTGCGGATACTCCAAATACATCAGTCATACGTGAGTTTACTCCTGCTTCGTCTGTTACGTTATAAGCCATCAAATCGAATCCAATTTTGTCGTTCGCTAAGTCATAGCTCAATATAACGTTGACGATATTGTAACTCGGTACTGTGTCAACTGTTGGGTTGTTTATCACCCTCTGCTGAAACTCACCTCGGTGTACATACTCTACAATTCCTGTAAAGAGTCCCGAAGTAAAATACTTCTCATACTTCAAACTTACGTTTGCGGTCATGCCTGGAGTTTTCGCCAAGTCATTTCCTTGTATATCTTCTCGCAGTCCGTAT